TATATTGATTTAGTTAATAATAGAATGCAAATGTTTATGACAATGACGGAACATGGGATGGATGATGTTATAAAATTTGGAACTCAACTTGGCATTTTACCTCCAGGGTTAGAAAGAAATTTTGAGGGAATTAAAAAGACAGATGCAATTAGACAAAAGTTTTTGAAATATGTTATGAAATACGAAAAAAACCCAACCAAATTTTTTGAAGATGAAATTGAAAACTTCCAATATGTTGCAAATAAAATGTTAAAGAAAATATCAAAATTATATGCTATGGCAAAAGACGATGAACAAGTTAGTGAGTCAATTATAAATTGGGAACTTCACCAACAAATTATGGAAAAAAAATATGGAAAAAGAAAAATTGAAACAAAATACAAAAATTGGAATCTTAAATAAATTATTGGTTTTTATACCACTCATGTTATTATCTTTTATTTCAACTTCACCTGAATATAAAGGAACCGCAAGTTACTATGGACAACATTGGACAGGAAGATTAACTGCGTCGGGCGAAAGATTTCATGCTGATAGTTTAACTGCCGCCCACAAATACTTTAAGTTTGGAACAATTCTAAAAGTTACTAACACAATTAATGACTCAGTTTGTTATGTTAAAGTTAACGACAGACTACCTAAAAGTTCTAAGTTTATTATTGATCTTACTTATGGGACCGCAAAACAACTTAACTTTATTAAAAGAGGTGTTACCCCCGTAATTTTAATTCCTGTTGATACTGTAAAAATAGTTAAATAATAAACTAAAATCATAGTTTGCTCAATACGAGGATTTATTAACCACTAATCCCAATTGTATTCGTATTTATTAGTGAACTCGACCTGCCCGTGGAATATGGGGGTTTCCTAAAAAGATTCTTCAAGAGAGTAAATAATTTTATTTATTTATTTTTACTATGAAGAATATATTGCTTGGACTTTTTGTTCTATTTTCATCTTTCTTATTTTCACAATCATGTCTCCACACCATACAACGAACAGATACCTTCGGTGATGGGTGGAATGGAGGAGCAGTATCTGTTTCTGTTAACGGTGTAACTGTTTTATTTAATTTAAGTTGTGTTGGAGCTGGCCCTACTTCTTCTTCCTTTAGTGCCGCTGCTGGGGCAACAATTAGAGTATTCCGAACATCATCAGGATCTTACCCTTCTGAAATGCGTATACGAGTTATCAATGGTGCAGGGACGACCATAATCAATACCATTCAACCTGTTGCTGGATCTGCAACCGCTGGAGGGCAAACCGTATTAGCAAGTTGCGCAGGAGCAGCTGTAGGTCCATGTATTAATACCACATCATACGGATCGGCAACGGCACCATCAACACCAACAACAGTAATTATTAGTACTTGTCAATTTCAAGCAGAATACAGTACGATATATTCTTGTATTGTAGGTCGTACATATCAATCAGCTTATAATTTAGGTGGATTCATAACTGTTAGATCAGGAACATTTAATGGTACGGTAATCGCTAGTGGAAATGCTCCACTAAATTGGACATGTCCATCCTCAGGAACGTATTTCGTTCATTACAACACAAATAATACTTGTGGTACTGCTATGAACTGCGGAACATCATCTATTTCTTGTTTAACTTGCTCAGCACCTGTTGCTACATCAATTACTTGTGGTCAAACATTATCAGGAACAACTGTAAACGCAACTAACTCTGGAACGGGTGAAGGGGGATTTTGTTCTGTGAGTCAAACACAACCCGGTGTTTGGTATGTTATTCCAGGAAACGGACAAATTATGACTGCAAATCTTTGTGCTACGGCATGGGATAGTAAAATGTCTGTATTTTCAGGTGTAGGGTGTGGAAGTTTAACTTGTATAGGGGGTAATGATGATTTTGGTCCTGCTTGTGGTAGTTCATCCGCTTCATTTTCATGGTCTTCTGCGGTAGGAACAAATTATTATATACTAGTTCATGGGTATAGTACAAGTAGTAGTTTTTCTATTAATTTAAACTGTGTCGCACCTCCCACTCCTGGACCATGTACCAATACAATGGCATATGGAACACAAAGTTTACCTGTATTTGGTGGAATATCATATACTACTGTGGCGTGTCAGTTTGCTGGTGAATATTCGGTTTGGAGTGGAGCTGTGGTGGGAACACCATATATTGCAATGACTACGGTTGCCACTGATTGGATAACAGTAAGGAGTGGAACATCTAATGGGTCTGTTGTTGCCGTAGGACTATCTCCATTATCCTTTACTCCAACAAACAATAATACCTTATACATACACGTTAATACAAATTCATTATGTGGAACGGTAAGTGTGTGTAGGGATGTTTCTGTAACTAGAATGTCCGCATTACCTGTTGAATTATTATCATTTGAAGGTAAAAAACAAACTAACTCAAATATGTTATATTGGTCAACAGCGTCTGAACACAATACTAGTCACTTTATTATTGAAAAGAGTGTTGATGGTTTTAAATGGATCGGTATTGGACAAGTGCAATCTGCCGGCAATTCAACACAGAAAATAGATTATACTTTAGAAGATATGGATGTGTCTCAAGTTATCAATTACTACAGACTACATCAATACGATATCGATGGTGTGGATGAGGTATTTGGACCAATAGCGATTAACAATAGAGATAGAATAAACATCATCGCTAAGAGAATTAATTTAGCGGGTCAAGAGGTCAATGAGAATGCAACCGGAATAATTATAGAAATTTATGAGGATGGAAGTATAAAAAGAATTATAAGGTAATTAGGATTTCTAAAATATTTAATAAAATAATATAAAGCCCCCAGATAAAAAGTGGGGGTTTTTGTTTTTATTAGAAAAACTTTATTATCTTTGTATTATATGATAAAACCGTGCAAAGAATGCCCCCACGTTATTAAGAATCGTCATAATGATATGATTGTTGAATTTGGTCAAAGAACTGGCAAACAACACAATTGCCATATGACCGAAGGTGTTAAAGATTTATGGAACGTTAAAAATAAAAAATTAGAATGTTATGGATCAAAAAAACAAAAAGTTCAGATTACCGAGAAAGATTAAAAAGAAATTAAAAAACAATCTTTTCAGCTATCCAAAAAGTGATAGAAACACTTATTTAATTGCTTGGCCATATAAATATGAGAAAGATTATATTGCATATAAAAAAGGATTTTTAAGAAGTATATGATAATAATTTAAAAAAAAATAAAATATGAAAGAAAGAGAAGTAATTTACGGAGTGTGCGATAAGACCGGATCTTGTGATTCCTACTTTGGGTTTTTCAAAAATGAAAAAGATGCTGAACACGAAGTTGAAGTTCAAGCTAATAGACTCAAGGAAGACTTGGGTATGATGAATATTGACATTCAAACAGACCGAGCATTATTCGATGGTAAATTAGTAATAGTAATTCATAGACACGTATTAAGATGAGAAACCCAACAGGAAAAAAATTAGAAAAAATTATCTTTAAATTGTTTGACGATGCAAGTCAAGGGGTTGATAGATATAATCATAACGATAGTTTGTGGTTAATCTTTACCAATGAGATGAAATGGGTTGTTGAATACACTAAAGACCAAACTCTATGGTATAACTATAACTTCTTTAAAGATGAGATGGATTTAATTGGTTTGGATTGTGTTGAAAATAAAGACCTTATTCAAAAATGGTTTGAGTCAAGATTCTTAAATATTAATTCAGTTGAAGACACCATTCAAAATGGGGTGAAACACACCCATTCAAACCCAATTCCCTTGACTTTCTCTGTTGAAGACACCATTCAAAATGGGGTAAAACACACCGAGGAGGGATTGAGGCCCGATGACTCTGACGTTGAAGACACCATTCAAAATGGGGTGAAACACACCCGGACAAGTTTCTTAAATCCATCCCTGCTAGTTGAAGACACCATTCAAAATGGGGTGAAAGACGCCTATGTAGTGGAGGGACAACGTCAGTTACCGGTTAAAGATACCATTCAAAATGGGGTGAGACACACCTTGTCCGAAAAAAGACGATGTAAAACACATGTTGAAGATACCATTCAAAATGGGGTAAAACAAACCGAATTATCAAAGCGTGATTTTTTTCCAAAAGACACCATTCAAAAGGGGGTAAGGATAACCAAAAGCACCATAATTAGTCAAGATTCTAATGTTGAAGACACCATTAAAAATGGGGTGAAAGAGACTATTGGCACACTACGGCGTACCGATAAGTGGGGCGTTGATGACATTATTCAAAATGGTGTAAAAGAAACTCATGACGATTGTTCAAATAACATTGCAAGAGTTGAAGGTATAGTTAGAATAGGTGAAAAATTAAATTAATAATAGAAGTAGTAAACATTATTAGAAAATAATACGTATATTTGTAAAGATGAAAACAAGAGAAACAAAATTTGGAACTTATATAGAAATGGAAACAGAAACAAGCACAAAATTAACTGGTGATAAGATCACGGTATTTGTGGAAAGATTGAAAAAAATTGGAATTGAGGTTAAACTATCAGGAAACTTCCCTTGGGTGTATATTACTGAAATCTGTGGTAAAAGAGTAACTGAAAAGTTTGAGGGTAATCACGGATTTACATTAATATTTTTACCAGGTAGAAACGATAGTCCACCATCTGATTTTACTGATATTGGAGAAACATTCAAACTAATAAGAAAATATACAAAATGAATTTAGACAAACTAACAATGGACGAACTTATTTCATTAAGAAATGAAATTCAAGGAAAAATACATTCCTATGAAGATGGGTATTTGTATATCTGTTCTGTTCGTCAGTTTGGTAGCGTTTGGGAAGAAAAACCAAGTAGTTTATATGGTTTAAAAGAACTTTGTGATTCGTATTACGGTGACAATGGTATTGTTGATGTTTATACCAACAATCCAAATTTAGAATTTCCTGAAATGGAGTTTCAAAATTATGGTGACGTTATGTTTATTAAATCAGAAAATGATTACCGCGACTGGGTTAAATACAACAAAGAAAAAAACTTTATTGATGATGTAACACAACGACTTGATGAGTGGGATGAAAGTAAAAATTTACCATTTAAGTATCGTCCTTCTTTTGCGCCAATATGGACAAGAGAAGATCTTAATGAATGGGTTACAGAGTTTGAAAGTAAGACATGGGATTTTACTGAACCAAGATCTATGAAGATAAATTATCTTGAAGAAGATGGTGAAGATTAAAAAATAAAAAGTTATGGAAAAAGTAAAAATATATTTAGATGATGTTGTTTTTTTATTGATTTCATAATATTTATTGTTAAACAATAGATATGGGTAAAATAGTTGGAATTTACAAAATAACAAATTTGATAAATAATAAAGTTTATGTGGGGAGTGCTGTTAATATTAAGAATAGATTCAAAACACATAAAAGATTATTAAAAAATCACAAACATTTTAATAATCATTTACAATCGTCTTATATTAAATATGGGGAGGAACAATTCAGATATGATATAATTGAAACAACTTCCACTGAAGAATTATTAGAAAAAGAGGTGTATTGGATAAAACTATTAAACGCAAATAATAATGAATACGGGTATAATAAAAGGTTAATTGTTAATAGTAATTTGGGTATTAAATTATCGGAGGAAACTAGAAGAAAACTAAGTGAGAGTCATCTAGGTCATAAAAGAAGTGACGAAAGTAATAGGAAAATAATAGAGTCTCAATATAAAAAAATATGTCAGTTTGATAGAGATGGAACTTATATTAAATCATATAATAGTTTACAAGATGCGGCAAAAGAACTCAATTGTAAATACACCACTTCAATAACAGCATGTCTAAAAAAAAGGTTACCATCAGCCTTAGGATTTTTATGGTGTTATGAACACAAAAAAGATAATTTTGTGCCGATAGAAACAAAAAAAAGAGGAAAAAAGAAAATCAAACTAAAAGTTACTTGTATTTTTACGAATAAAATTACTATATTTGAATCAATTACTGATGCAATTAATAATTTAAAAGTGTCAAGTAAAACAGTTTACAAAGGAATAAAAGAAAAAAATTATAAAAATTTAATATGGGAGAAAATTTAAAAGGTTATCGCATCTACCTAGATGATGTTCGTACACCGGTAGATCCAAGTTGGGTCGTTGTTCGTTCTTATGATGAATTTGTTAGTAAGATAAATGAAATTGGTTTAGAGAACATTGAGTTAATATCTTTGGATCACGATTTGGGTGATACTGCAATGAGAGAATGGCATTACGGTGTTGTAAAAAACTACACCATCAATTACGATAACATCACCGAAAAAACTGGTATGGATTGCACCAAGTGGTTAGTGAATCAATGGTTAGATGGTAAACATATTGTTGAAGTTGTTGTTCATTCCGCAAATGCGGTGGGTAGTGGAAACATGATGGGTTACATCAACAATTACCGACATTTAAATAGAATGGAACAAAATTGTGTAAGAGTTAAAATTGAACATACGGTATAAAAATATAGAAAATATTTGTTTGACAACTATAATATAAAAACAAATAAACTTGATATTAATTTTGATTGGTCAATAAGACAAGTCAAACAAAAGTTTTTTGAATCTTTAAATTTACTTTGATTTTTTAATAACAAATGCCTTACCTTCTATGTAAGGTATTTTACCCTCAGTATATAATTCATATAATGCCAACATTCTATGCCAACCCTCTTCAAGTTTATATTTACCATCTATAAATTCAACTACAAAAGGTTCCTCTTTAGACAAAGAATAAACTCCATCTTTGGTAACTCTTTTTTTGTGAGTTTTAACCCTGTTTTCATATCCTTCGGCATTCATTTTTTTCGGGATGAAATTTAATGTTTCAGGATGAAAATCGTTCGGAGTTATTTTTAAATTTTCTGTTTTTACTTCAATATTTTTAGTATTCAATTCAACAAACTCGGGCATAGTAACAAATTCATCTTTACCAATTTGCATATTTTTTGGGTCATATTTTGGTGAAATATATTCTTTTCTTTCACCAAAAGGTGGTAATTTAGGAAATTGTGATTCTTTAATCCATTCTAATGGAAATTTACCATCGGCAAAACAATAAAACATTTTTGCCAAATCATCTCTTTCATACATTTTACCTGGTTCATAATCTGATGGGTAGCAATCATTATTCTCAACATCTTCAGTAAGAAGTCCCATCATTTCTTTAATTCTCTGTATATTTTCTTGTAGGTTCATATGTAATAAATATTGAAAAATATTGTTTATTAGATCTATATTAGATATATTTGCTGTATGGAAAATTTAAATAGTGTATGTTATGTTGGTCGTATCGGTGAAATCCGACCAATAGAAGGGGCAGATAACATAGAACTTACTATCGTTAATGGTTGGCATGCCATAACCAAAAAAGGAGAATACCAAGTTGGTGATTTGGTTGTTGTTGCAACCACCGATGCGGTAATCCCTGTTACATTATCTGACTTGATGGAAGTAACTAATTACCTTCGTAAAGGTCAACGAGTTAGAACTGTAAAACTTCGTGGAGTTTACTCAGAGTGTTTAATCATACCTTTGAAATACACATTCAAATCAGAAATGTCTATTAATGGTTTTGTTGATGGACAAGATATGATGGGTTTACTTAATGTCACTAAATACGAACCACCAGTTAAAATGGTTCAGTTAAGTGGGGGTAGAAAATTCAAATACCACCAAAACCCTAACTTCCATATCTATTATAAATTTCCTAACTTGAAGAACGCCCCCGAAATGTTTAACGAAGAAGACATAGTTACTGTTACTCGTAAACTTCATGGGACTAATGCTCGTTACGGTATTGTTAAAAAGAAAAGATTAACCTTGTGGGATTATGTGAAAAAGTTCTTTGGAGATAAATGGGCTGGATATGAATATGTTTATGGGTCTCACAACGTAGAGAAAGGTTCTGACTCTCAAGGGTTTTACAAATCGGACGTATGGAGAACAATCGCAGATAATTACAAAATAAAAGATAAACTATGGGATTATGTTAAGACATATAGTCGTCCTGAATATTTGGGTGATGGGTTAATAATCTATGGTGAGATATATGGTCATGGTATACAAAAAAATTATGATTATGGTTTAACTGATGTTAAATTTGCTGGTTTTGATCTTGAGTTAAATGGTAATTACCGACCTTATCACGATGAAAAGAATGTCTTCAAATCTTTGGGATTACCAAGAGTTGAGGTTCTTTATTTGGGGACTTGGTCCAAAGAAAAACAAGATAAATACGTATTCAATAATTACATAGAGGGAACCAAAGTTCCTCACGAAGGTGTGGTTGTTAAATCTGTTACTGGTGATCGTCACAAAGTGGGTAAGGTAATCAATCCCGATTATAGTATATTCAGTGAAAAAAATAATGTAGGTGACTCCCATTGATGGAGTCACTTTTATTACTTACTATTAAGATAATGGAAAATAAAAAAAACACACCTAAATTAATTTTAAACTCTGAAGAACATGAACTTATTGGGTTTTATATATCTGAACTTGGATTTTTAATGATGACAATATGTTCAGAATCAGGTAAACGAACCAATTACAATTTGGGTGAACACAACACAGAACAAAATGTTTTTATTGATTTAATTAAAAAACTTAACTATAAATAAATTGAATTGATTAGTTTGATTTTTTAATTACATTTAGATAAAATGAAACAAGATTTAAACAAATTTGCATTCTTTTCAAAAAACTTTTTGTGGTATTCCATAATGTTATTGATTGAGAATGATTATAACCCACTTAATTGGTGGTTATTTAGTGGATTTTTCCCTATAGCAATTACCATATTTTTTGAACTATTAATACTTGGTTCCTCATTAGAAGAAACAGAAACATAAAATTAAAAAAATATCATACAATGAAAAAAGACGAAATTGATGACTATATTGAGGAGTTAAAAATGATTGAAGAAATAGATAATATAGAAATGCCAAGAAATAGGTTTATTAAAAACGATGATACAAAGACACCAACTAATTCACCAACATGTTGGGGAACTTTACAAGACGAAGAATTTGCGCCCGCATTTACATCCGTCCCAAAAGTGCCGGCTGGAATTTATGAAATTATTTACAATAGACAATTAAATTGTAACACAATAAAAAAACAACCATTTAAAACAGATGAATTATACCAGTTACCTTCATATGAGATCCAAGATATCCTCAAGGATATCCAAAATTTTTGGGATCGTCGTGACAAATATAGAGAATATAATTTTGTTCATAAGCGTGGGATTCTAATGTATGGTGAACCAGGATGTGGTAAGTCAGGAATCATTCAGTTAATCTCAAAACAACTAATTGAAAACGATGGGATTATCCTAAACATTAAAGATCATGACGATGTTGAATACTTTATTGATTTCATCGCAACATTTAGAAAAATTGAAACCAACAGACCATTAATTGTTTTGTTAGAAGATATTGATTCAATTGCCGGTGAAAATAACCATTCAACAAGTAAGTTATTAAACATTCTTGACGGTGTGAAACAAATTGAAGATGTTGTTTATATTGCAACAACAAACTATCCTGAGAAACTACAAGATCGTATCACAAACAGGCCATCTCGTTTTGATAGACGATACAAAGTGGAACTTCCAAACGAAGAGATTAGAGACGCTTACATTCGTCACAAACTTACAGATGAAGATATTAAGAACGTTGATATCAAAGAGTGGGTAAAAAGAACTGAGGGAATGTCTCTTTCACACTTGAAAGAAGTTGTAATCTCAACTATAGTTATGGGAAGAGAATTTGAGGAAGTCATGGATAACCTTGAAGGATTAAAAAAAGCCCCAACAATAAAAG